CAGTTTCTATGAAGCGGACATGACTAAGCCGCTTGGAGCAATCAACGCGCTACAGCGGGTAGCTTGGAAGATTAACGGCCCGATGCTGGACGCTATCAGGCAGGTAGCCAAGCACTTCGACATGGAAGAAATCCTGTCTCAAGCCGAGTTCCCCGCGCCTGATAAGCCGTCTTGGCTTCTTGGGGACATGACCCGCGACGATATGTCGCCGGGGCAGCTAGAAGAGTTTATCCACTGGAAGAAGGCTAAGGCCGAGTGGTTCACTCAGATGAAGCTTAGAGGCACCAAGTACGGAAGGTTCTACACAGCGACCACAGTGGCAGATAAGTTCAGGGATTTCCCTGCTATCTACTTCGTGTACTTTGCTGACTTCCGGGGACGTCTCTACGCGCAGACTACGGGAGTGTCTCCCCAAGGGTCTGATATGCAGAAGGCTCTCTTGCACTTCTCCGTGGGTAAGCCCTTAGACACTGTCGAGGCTGAACGGTGGTTCTGCATTCATGGTGCTAACAAGTGGGGATACGACAAGGTTAGCCTTGATGACCGGGTTAAGTGGGTACATGACCGCCGGGACCTGCTTGTGCAGTTCGGCACAGACCCAATAACCTATCAGGGTTGGACAGAGGCGGACTGCCCTTTGCAGTTCCTTGCTTGGTGCATGGAGTACGCGGAGTGGGTGACTAACCCGCATACCTTCGAGAGCAGAATTCCCATCGGTATGGACGGCTCTTGCAACGGTCTGCAAAACTTCTCAGCCATGCTTCGGGACGAGGTTGGCGGCAAGGCGACGAACCTTGTTCCAGCTAGCAAGCCGAATGACATCTACCAGATGGTAGCTGATGTCACATCTCTAAGGCTTAGGCAGGCCGCACCTGATGAAGCTGGCTTTAGGGACAGGTGGCTTGCTCACGGCATTAACCGGAAGCTGGTGAAGCGTTCCGTAATGACCTTGCCGTACGGATCAACTCGGTTCTCTTGCGCGGACTTTATCGTAGGAGACTATCTCAAGATGGGGTCCGCCCCGCAGTTTGAGAAAGAGGAGTACAGCCGCGCGGCACAGTACCTTTCGCACTTTGTGTGGGATAGCATCGGGGACGTAGTAGTTAAGGCCCGAGCGGCTATGACTTGGCTACAAGCGTCTGCCCGCACTATCATCAGGAATGGGACTGAGGTTATACGCTGGACGGTACCTTCGGGCTTTCCAGTAAGCCAAGCGTACAGCGAGCAGGCAAGCCACCGCATTAGGACCAACCTGTGCGGTAACGCCTTCCTTCGGATTAATGTGGATACGGACACGCCAGACGCGAACCGTCACAAGAACGGTGTGGCTCCTAACTTCATCCACTCTTACGACGCCAGTCATCTAACTCTAGTGACTGTAGCGGCTGCTGCTGAGGGAATGTCCCTCGCTATGATCCATGACGACTACGGAACCCATGCCGCAGATGCAGCTAGGCTCTATCAGTTGATACGAGAAATCTTCGTGGATATGTACGAGAGCTTCGATCCCCTTAGCGATTTTGCTGCGCTCTACGATCTGCCTACTCCGCCGGAGCGGGGTGATCTAGACCTAAGGTCGGTTATGGACAGTCCCTACTTCTTCTCATAGGAGTAGGGGCTTCCTGCATTTTGATACCATCGGGCACAGGAGCATCTATTGCCAGAAGATACCCAAACTAGATTGGTAAGACTAACTCCAGAAGTATATAAACTTCTAGAACAACAATCAGAAGCTCTATGTAAACCAGTTCCATCTACAGAATTAGAAGCAGGCTTCGCTCTAGGAGTACAGCACGTCCTGAGGCTAGTCCGAAGAGGATTAGTAGTTGATCCGTAAAATAACAAGACAAGACTACTATCTAATTAAGGTAGTGATGACAAAGCATCTACGAAAGATGCGGTCTTGGCCAGATCATAAAGCTTGGTTCAAATTCATAGATATTGATACGTGCTTAGATAGCATCTACGCAAGCGATAACGCTTACATCGTTGATGATGCATTCTTGGTCGTATATGAATTAGTCACCCCTTGGTATGCCAAAGAGGATGTAGTGCTTCTTAACGAAGTCATAATCCTTAGGCTGGTACCCGGCGGTGACTTCAAGAACGTCGCTTCGTTTTTAGAACGCAAGCGCGAGGAGGCGGGCGCGAAGCTCGTGTGCGTCGGAACGGCGCTGACGCGGACTGATGCCGCGCTCGCCTCTGTTTATCACAAGTTGGGTTTTAAGACAGAGACTATCATCCTAGTTCAAGACCCAGCACTAACCTAACACAGGAAGACCAATAATGGGAAACCTTTTTGGTGGGAAGAAGGCGGCCAAGCAACAAGCCGCAGCTACTAAGGCAGCGGCGGATCAAACTGCTGCCGCTACAGCGGCTGCTGCCGAAGAAACTCGTAAGGCTGCCGAACTTACCGCTGCTGCTACTAGGGACGCTGCTGCCCAAGCTGCTGCCGCTGCTGAAAGGCAGGCCGCACAGATTGCAGAGAATGCTCGTGTCGCCCAAGAGTCCGCAAGGCGTCAGGAAGCGCAGTACGCAGAAAACATGCGCCTTACGCAAGAGGCGGCTGCAAACCAGAATGCTCTGATTGCTGAGAATGGTAGGCGTGCTGACGAAGCGAGTGCTAAGCAGTTCGCTTACATGGAGCAACAAAGTCTCGCTGCAAAAGAGAGTGCTAACAAGCAAGCGCAGGATCAACGCGATGCTGCCCAAGCTAGCCAACAAGCGCGTGAAATGGAGATTGGCCGGCAAGCCGCTCTAGCTAAGGCGCAAGAGATGACAGAGCAGAAGAAGCAGGATAGCGTTGAAGTTACCCTTGCTTCGGACACTAAGGATCAAGCTGAGATCGACCCGGAGACAGGCAGGCGCAGGCCCGTCCGTGCTTCGTTTATGTCGAACAGTACGTCTACATCGGGAATTACCCTCTAAGGAGTACAAATGGCCTATGCAGGAGATGCCTCAGGCCGCTGGCTCCAAATGGAGGGTAAGCGGTGTGGGTTCATGAACCGCTGTGAGAAGTACGCGGCTTTCACTATTCCGAAGCTGCTGCCACACGAGAGCTACGACCAGAACCATCACGAGTTGTCTCACGACTTTCAAGCGGTAGGCGCACAGGCGGTAAACCATCTTGCTAACAAGATCATGCTGGCGCTGTTTGCTCCTAGTAGGCCGTTCTTCCGTCTAGACGCTGACGCTGAACTAGAGGCCACATTGACGGCCCTAGGAGTAGGCAAGTCAGAGATGGTTGAAATGCTGGCTATGGGCGAGAAGAAGGCCATTGCAGAACTTGATCGGATGTCAATTCGACCTAAGCTCTATGAGGCGGTAAAGCACCTGATCGTCACGGGTAATGCTCTTCTTATTCTTGAGCCCGAAGGGGCACGGGTTGTCGGCCTTAGGAACTACTGCGTCCGCCGTTCTATGAGCGGCGCTATCTTGGAAATTCTCCAAGCCGACAAGGTTATGTTCGACGAACTCGACCCGGAAGTACAAGCGGTCTGCTCTAAGTGGGTTGGCGGTGTGTACAAGAACAACGAGGATCGTGAAGTCTGTCTCTATCGTTGGATCAAGCGAGACGCCAATGGCGACTATCGAATGACCCAATGGGTAGACCAGCACCAACTGCCTGCTGAATTCAACGGCAGGTGGCCTGAGGATCAACTTCCGTTTCGCGTTCTCACATGGGACTTGTCCGATGACGCCGACTACGGCACAGGGCTAGTCGAGGATTACCAAGGCGACTTTGCCGGTCTGTCCATGCTCTCAAAAGCACAGGTTATGGGAGCCATCCTCTCTTCGGAATTCCGTTGGCTCGTAAATCCCGGTGGGATGACAAGGCCGGAAGATTTCCGGGACAGTGAGAATGGTGCGGCTATCCCCGGGCAAGACGGTGACGTTACGATTATCCAGTCCAACAAAAGTGGCGACCTTCAAATCGTCATGTCCGTTGGGCAGGAGTACATCACTCGTATTGGTAGGGGGTTCCTGCTAGGGTCCGCTGTGACCCGAGACGCAGAGCGTGTTACTGCCGAAGAAATCCGTATGCAGGCTACAGAGTTGGAAACTTCTCTCGGCGGCGCGTATTCTCGGCTGGCGGTAGACTTCCAAATACCTATGGCCTACTGGCTAATGGATAAGGTCGGTTTTAAGCTTGGCGAAAGTCGGGTCCGACCCTCAATCGTAACGGGCCTAGATGCCCTATCTAGAACCGGCGACCTAGAAGACCTTAAACTCTGGTTGGCTGACATGGCCGGGCTGCAATCAATGCCGCCCGAACTTCTTGGTGTTCTCAATCTTGACGCTGTTGCTAAGGCTTTCGCCGCCGCACGTCGGATTAACACCGGGGAATTCATGAAGACACCGGAGCAGATCGAAGCCGAACGTCGCGCTGCAATCGAGCAGCAGACAATGGCGCTAGCCCAAGAACAGGGCGTACAGATCGCAGGCGAGGTTGCTAAGACACAAGCACAAGGAGTTCCAGCTTGACGGACGCCGTTTCCGAAAGCGCACTACAAACCGCAAGTGAGCAGCTTCAAGACGCTGCCACTAATCCCACGCAGGACAATCCCGGACAACTGATCGTTGAGCCGAAGTCCAAAGTGGACGAAGCCGCCGCTGCTGCTAAGGCTGCTGCGGAAGGCGAACAGAAGCAGGGAGAAACTCCCGTTTACGAGTTTGAGCCTACCGGAGACCCGGGCCTTGATTTGGCTCTGGACTTCGTAGGCAAGCTCGGTATTGACGAAACTAACCCGGCCTTCGCTGCTGCCATCAATGGGGACTTCTCCCTGCTGGATGCGCTGCTGTCGAGTATGGGCGATAAGGCCCGGGGCTACGAGAAGTTCATCGCTCTGGCCGAAAAGGCGTATAAGGAAAGCCAAGCGGCGGACCTAGCCTCTAAACAAGCCATTGCCTCCGCCGTTCATACTGCGGTGGGAGGGGAAGCCCAGTGGACTGCTATTCAGGAGTGGGCTCGTACTCAGGCAACCCCTGAGGAGAAGCAGCAACTCAACGCTATGCTAACCTCCGGACCTATTCAGGCCCGCGCGGCGGCTATGCTGATTGCTGCCCAATACGAGAAGGCTGGCGGCGTTGTCGTCAACCCCACGTCTGCCACTTCGCGTTACGGCGCGAGTGCTAACGGGAGCCCCGCTCCTCAAGCCCCGCTGACACGACGGGAAGCTGTTGCAGAAGTCAATAAGCTCGCCCGCCGTATCGGCTCCGACAATCTAAACAACTCGCCAGAGTACAAGGCCATCTGGTCTAGGGTCCGGCGCTAAATACAAGGACGCTAAATGCCTCTTTTTGACGACGCCGGCAATATTCCGGCTGCCCAGATCACCAACCCGGCTCGTACCGTTGGTGATGCTGCGGGCACTATGAACCAGATCATCGCTGAATACGGCGGTCATGTGGAACACACTATCGAGCGCCGCTCGGTTCTTCAAGGTTGGGTCCCTCTGCGGCCTGTTCGGGGTACTAACACTATCCAGAACTACGCCGTTGGTGAAGTGTCTCTCCAGAAGGTTATCCCCGGACAAGCTCCGGACGCCACCGTTGCGGAATTCTCCAAGGCGAACCTCGTTATCGACACCCTGATTAACGCGCGGAACACCATGGCTCTGCTGGAAACTTTCCAGACCAGCTACGATGCGCGTAAGGAAGTCGGTATCGAACACGGTCGCCGGATCAGCAAGTTCTTCGACCAAGCCCTGTTCATTCAGGCGGCGAAGGCTTCCCAACTCGCGCACTCCAAGTTCAACAACGGTCAAGCGGGTAAGCCTGCCGGCCACTTTGGCGGTAACGTCGTCACTCTCGGTAACGCGGGTGATCGTCAGGACCCGGCGAAGCTCTATAAGGCTATCCGTGACCTTTGCGTTCTCTTTGAGAACAAGGACGTCGTCCCGGCCCAAGACGACCTGATCCTCGCCGTTCGTCCCGAGCAGTTCTATGCTCTGGCTGACGCCGACCAGATCGTCAACGGAAACTTCCGGACTTCGGACGGTAACGACATGACCGGTGTGCCTATCTACAAGGCGCTCGGCGTTCCCGTTATCTCCAGCGTGAACATCCCGAACACGAACATCACCGCTCACGAACTTTCTACCACGGGTAACGGTAACGCCTACAATGGCGACTTCACCAAGCTTGTCGGACTGATGTTCTCGGCGCGGGCTCTGCTGGCGGGTGAAACCATCCCGCTGACTTCGGACGTGTTCTACGACAAGAACTACAAGATGTGGTTCGTTGACAGCCATCTGGCGTTTGGCGCTACCGCCAACCGTGCAGAGTACGCGGGCTCGATCTGGATCCCGTAATACTAGTATGCCCCTACCTACTTAATTGTGGGTAGGGGTTTCTTTCGTTATAAGGAGCCACAATGGCGTTTCTAACAGAGCTTGACGTTATCAACGACATGCTCGCTACCCTTGGCGAGAGCCCCCTCAACGCTATCGAAGACGATCATCCTATGGTCGCTGCTGGCGTTCGCTTCCTCAAGGTCGCCTCGTGGCGCGAGCAGGCTAAGGGCTGGTGGTTTAATAAGGAGATTGTAACGCTGTCTCCTGACGACGACGGGTACATTCTCACACCTGCGGATGCAATCAGCGTTGACCCCCTCAAGCCAGAAAATCTTTTTGTACAGCGCGGCAGGCGCTTGTACAACACCGAGAATTCAAGCTACAAGTTTACTCAGGAAGTTAAGTGCGCTGTTACTAGGTCTATCCCATTCGAGGACCTTCCGCCTAGCGCTGCTTCTTACATCGCGCAATGCGCGGTGATGGAGTTCCAGATTAGCTACGATGCTGACGGTCAAAAGACCCGGCTTATCGAGAGGAATGTCCGAGAGGCCCTCGCTGCTCTCAACACGGAACATATCCGCAATCAACAAGTAAACCTCCTTTATCGCCCTTCCGTACAGTACGAGATGGCGAGGATGGGTTTCTTCAACCGCAACTATAGTCGAACCTAAAGGAGCAGACCATGGCGAAAGTCTCAGGCTCTTATGCCAGCGTCGTGCGAGGCGTTTCGGAGCAGGTGCCGCAGGACAGACGCCCGGGGCAGCACTTCGAGCAAGTCAACATGATCTCTGACCCTGTGCGCGGGCTGGCCCGTAGGCACGGGTCTATTCTACAAGACGAGAAAGTCGTAGCCAGTTACGTCGAAGCTACACATAACAAGTGGCTGGAAGATACGGCTAGGCACAAGGTGTTCACTTTCTTTGTGGGTGGGGTAGAGTACGACATCGTCTATAGGTCTAAGCCAGACACGGGTTCATTGGGACAGGATGCATTTGCTTGGGCCTTCAATAAGGACACTAGGAAGATCGTACCAGTTGTCCTAGGATCGGACCCGCTTGTGGCTAGCCTTGTCTCTGGTGGCGTCTCCGCTATTGTCAACGTGGGCAAGTACCTGTTTATAGCAGGTAACACGGTGGTTCCGTCTTACGCTGCTGTTGATAAGTGGGCGGAAGTTTCTAACACCAGAAAAATGGTCGTGTGGTTTCGTGGCGGGGCGTACTCTAGGAATTTCACAGTAACCCTGACGCACACGAACGGTACTAAGATAAGCAAGAGCTACAAGACGGTTTCGTCTTCGTATCAGACTTTGCTGTCAACTTCTGACATCTCGTCGAGTGACCCCGAATACCAGAAAAAGGTAAATGACAGGGTCAATGCCTACAATGCGGAAGTTAACAAGTGGATCGGCACAGCCGCCGCAGATATCACTCCTGAGAACATCGCTGAAAAGCTGAGAGCTTTATTCGCTGCGGAAGGAGTTGCTTGCTCTGTAGTAGCAGGCACCTTGTGTTTCGATGATCTTAACTACAAGGAAGTGTCCGTTGATGACGGCGGGGATGGATCGCTGGCGAGAGCCGTTGGCGGGCAAGTGGCCAACATTGATCTTGTTTCTGGCGTGCACTACCCGGGAAAGATTGTTAGAGTTAGGCCGAAGAAGAACAACGGCAAAGACGCCTTGTATCTTATGGCGGTAGCTAAGGACAATTCTTCTAATTGGACAGAAGTAACTTGGAAGGAAGTCGCCGGGTACGAGATGACGCCTCAGGCTGTGTTCGGTATCGGAACAGTCAAGAACGAGACCTTGTATATCGGTGGTACGTCAGCCTCGCTGACATCGCTTACGGGCGACCCTACTCCGCAGTTCAAGGTGAACGAAGTTGGCGATGACATCACTTCCCCGCTTCCGTACTTCATGGGTAAAAAAATAGATTACCTAGGCTTGTTCCAAGACCGGCTAGTTGTCGGATCAGGCGCTGTGCTGTTCTTCTCTAGACCCGGAGACTACTTCAACTGGTTTAAGTCCTCAGTGCTGTCAGTGGCAGATGATGACCCGGTTGAACTGTACGCCCTTGGCTCTGAGGATGACACCATTAAGACGTCAACGACGTATGACCGTAACCTTTTGTTGTTTGGACGGCGCAAGCAGTACACAGTGAACGGTAGGTCTCCGTTGTCTCCTAAGTCCGCCTCTATCGTTGTTATCTCATCTCACGAGGACGCGGTAGACGCAGACCCGATCAACTCAGGAAACTTCGTCTTCTACTCCAAGACACGTTCTGGAGTTACCTCCGTCCATCAAATCCAAATGGGTTCTCTAGCTGACAGTCCAGAGAGCTTCAACATCAGCCAGCAACTCGACCTGTACATTCAGGGTGAGCCTGTTGAACTGGTGGCTGTGACCGCGCCTAATGCTATCCTACTCAGAACTACCGCTGCTAGAAACAACCTGTACACTTACGCTTATCTAGACACCGCGACTGGTGCAGAGCGTCTGTTTGACAGTTGGTCTAAGTGGGAGTGGGATATACGCTTGGGCAGCATAGTCGGATTATCCAGACACGACGGGGACGTTCTGGTCTATCTTCTCAGAACAGGAAAAGATAAGGACGGAAACGAAAAAGTTTGGTTCGCTTGTGACAGGTTCGTTCTGGATACTACTCTCAGTAGTTACCCGTACGCTGACAGCCTCAGGCCAACGTCAACAGTTCTGTCTCCTAGCCCTGATAGCTTCATGAACCCGTCGTCACAACTAGGCGACGTTATGTATTTTGTCCACGGTAAGGACCAAGGAAACAAGGCTTTCTTAGGAACCGACCTAGATCACATAACCGAGTTCATTGAGCAGTACCCTATGTCTCCAGTGCAAACATGGACCGGGGTTCGCTATAACGCTTTCGTTACTCCTACCAACCCGTATATGCGGGACAACAACGGAAACGCTATTGTTATCGGAAGGCTGACGCTTAGTCGCTTGTCGATTTCTATAGCGGAGAGTGGCGGCGTTAAAGTCGAGGTACACACACCTGCTGGGACTAACACAGCAGTTGACTTCTCGGGACGTATTCTCGGTAGGGCGTCTAACAAGGTTGGACAGGCTCCTATTGTGACTACCGTTGTTCCTGCTACGATAGGAAAGGAAGTCAGAGAATGTACCTACACTGTCAGAGCTAGAAATTTCCAACCGCTGACAATAACTTCTATTGAGTGGACGGGACAGTACTTTAACAATTCGAGAAGGGTGTAACTCATGGGTAGTGCTTTCCGTATTCTCAATGCGGGCAACGAGCACATCGTCAAGCAGTCGCAGATTGACGCGGCGCGGGTTGTACAGAAAGCTAGGAACGCGGCTCAGTTGAGCCTTGTCGAGAGCAAGAAGATTGTGCAGGCTGCTAACAACGCGGCTTCACAATCTTTTGCTACTGCTAGAAGGCAAGTTCAGAGCGCAAATAACTCTGCGGAAGAAGTCCTGTACGGGTCTAATGTGCGCTTGCAGAACGCGAGTAACGCTTTATCAGCAACCGTCACTTCTTCCCGGCGTCAGATACAGGCTACCAGTAACTCGGTAGCCCGGGCGCAGATGAAGAGCAAGCTGGCCATTCAGGCTAAGTTTAACGACGAGGCTATACAAGTAGCCGAAGCTCGTAAGGTTCTACAGGCCGCTCGCAATGAGCGGGCGGCTGTGGAAACCGATGTTGCCAACTGGACGGTGTCTCTCCGAAACAAGCAGCGCACTGACGCTATGGGTAAGCAGGTTAATGCTCTACAAGAGCAAATCAACGCTGCTCTGGATAGTGCGACATTGGGCAGGGCTTTCGACCGTATCGCTAACTCCGAAACTCTCGGAGCAACAATCGCTAACGCCGCTGCTGCCGGTGTCGGTGGCTCGTCTGTGGAAGCGTTTAACAGCGCTATGTCCCTGCGGCAATCCATGCGAGAAGAACGTGAAGACCGAGAGATCGCCTCTAGAGTGCAGTTTGCCCGAAGGCAACAAGCAGACGCTATGGGCGAGGCTTACAACGGCTTTGGCGGCTTTGGTCGGGCGCAACTAGATCGAGAAGTTATCATCGCGGAGCAGGACAACACGGCTGTCTTCGACGAGCAGAACTTCGACGCAATCCTAGACAACCAGAACTACGATCCTCTTTATAGATCGCAGGATTATGGGGCTATCATTGCCGATCAGGACTTCGAGGTCTTTACTCCCGATCTGGACTTCACGCAGTACGTTGACCACAAGAAGATGTCTGGTTTGCAACAAGTTACCTCCTTCATCGGGGCTGGCGTTGCTACCTACTTCGGTGGCCCACAGGCGGGTGCGGCTGTTCTTGACGCCTCTATGGCTATCAATGACATGCAGAACGGGAACTTCGCTGGTGCACAGCAAGGGTTCACTAACGCCTTTGGTAACGCAACTCAAGGGTGGAAGACCTACAGAGCCGGGGCTACCAATGGTGGTCAGGGCGCTGCTTGGGGAGCTAACCTCTTCAAGAGCAAGCCTGTCAGCGGATACAACTCAGACGTAGGCACCGTTAACTTCGGTGCGTCTTTGAAACTCGGAGGATAACTCTTGGCACTAGGTGATCCACGCGAGCAGTTCGCAGGGCAAGACCCGCGACAAAACTTGCGCATGGGCGTTAGTCAATCCGGTGGCGGAGTAGTTAGGGCTACTCCGTTCACTGACACATACAATGACAACTCTATCCCGGAGTTCCTTGGTAGGCTGGTAGAGCCGTACATCAAGCGCAAGCAGGACGAGGCTTTCTACAACGGCTACATGGCGCAACAAGCCGTTGGTGCGGAAGTTGAAGCTATCGACGACGGTGGCCCGATCTCTAAGATTTGGGGTCCTGATGGCTACAGAGAGGGAGCTGCTTTCTACCGCGGTAACGCTCTTGTTACTAAGCAGGTAAGGAGCTATCTCGAAGATGTGGACAATCTTAAAAGGCTGCCTCCAGAGGAGCTTTCTAAGAAGTTTGCGGAAGACAGCCAAAAGCTGCTAACGGGTAACGATTGGACTGACGCCATTGTCCAGAAGCAGATGATGGAGCAGATGGGACCTGCTATCAACACCGTTCTCAAAGCCCGCTTTGAATGGCAGCAAGAGCAGGGTGTCGAAGCACAGGTTGAAGCTATAGCCGGTCAAGCCGGGCTTATGCAGAAGCTATATGTGGATCAGGCCCGTACCACGGAACCGTCTCAAGAACTAACCCAAGCCATTGTGCAGGGGGAAGAACAGTTTTTGGGTACCCTGCCTATCCCGTATGGGCAGACTTCTTCTAGCTACAAAAAGGCCCTTGGCCTCGCCTCTAGGCGGATGCTTCGAGAGGGAAACTTCTACGCCTTTGAGGCGATGAAGGGCCGGGGCCTTCTCGATCTAATGGACGAGAAGGACGCCGCCGCTATCGAGAAAGCCTACGTTTCCGAAGGCGGTCGGGCTATCGAACAGGCCCGCTTCCAACTCCTGCCTCAAATCCTCGCTCTTAAAGAGGATGTGAAGTTCGAGAGGATCAGTCCGAATGCGGCGGCGGCTAGGTACCACGCTCTTAACGAGGCGGCTAGAAAGCTGACCGGCGTTAGGGACGTCGAACTGTTTGACGCCAAGGCGATTGAGGGTGGGGCTACAGACGTGATCGAATTGACCCGGGCGACTGCCCTGAGGAACCAAGCCCGTCTGGACGCCATTGCGGACCGGGAGGCGAATTGGGCGCACGAGGAGCGCATGGTCCGGGAGAAGGCGGCTGCTGAGGCTGCTGTCGCCCAGACGGTGTGGGCCAGCGGCGACATTCATGATGCGCTCATCAAGAAGCAAGTCGAGCCGTGGCAGATGGACGCCTCCGCGCACGAGGCGGTCAAGGCGGGGCGGGCAGAGGACCTTGCCCGGGTGTTCGTGACCAGTCGCGGGTGGCATTCCGGCAAGGTCGCGGAGCAGCTTCAATCCGGGGTCACGACCAGCCTCACAGAAGGCTGGACCGACGAGACCGCCCGGACCTTCGACACATGGAAGAAGCTGTACGACGTGAACGGCGGCGCTGCTGCTACGTACTTCGGGGACCAGTACCACACGGCGCTGTCCCACATGGACGACATGATCCAGACGGGTATGAACCCGGCCCTAGCTTGGACACGGGCCTTCGGTAACGTGACTGCCTACGATCAATCCATGCTTCGACA